GTTGATTTAGATGGTAGATATGTAAAATTAGGTGGAGACACCATGACAGGTACTCTTACCGTACCTACCGTACAAATAGGTAACGCAAGTTTTGGTAGGAGTGGTGACCAAAATCATGTACATTTTGTTGGAACCGCATTAATACCAAACACATCAACCACAGCCTCTAACTCAAATATGGGTACATCTACATACAGATGGAAAGGTGTTTATGGTGGTCTTGGTGATTTTAGTGGTGTTGTAACCGCATCAGGAGGTAATTCAGGAAATTGGAATACAGCATATGGATGGGGTGATCACTCTACCGAAGGGTATATTACAGGGTATAGTGAAGTAGATACTTTAGATAGTGTAACCACTAGAGGAGCAACCACATCAAACGTAATTACTGTTGGTGGAGTGAACCTTAATGATAGTAACTCAATAATTGAGGAAGCATCAGGAAATGCATTTAGATTTAAAACATCTACGGGGTATATTGATATAGGTTCTAAGAACACAGGATGGATACATTTTGAGGGTAACAGACCTTATTATTTCGGTACATCAAGTACCGTCTTTGATGGTGATGTTAGACCTTACACCAATAATGTGAGAAATTTAGGTTCAACTTCTTATAGATGGGCAGGTATATACGCAAATGGTGGTGATTCATCACAATGGAATACCGCATATGGATGGGGTGATCATTCACAAGAGGGATATCTAACATCATATAATGATGAGTACACAACAGGAGCAACATGGAATGGTGGGACAGGAGTTGTTACATTCACAAGAAATGATGGCGACACATACTCAGTAGATATATCATCAGCATTATCGGAAGTTACTGTTACAGGTGGTACATATAATGATGGTAACCAAACATTAACATTAACAAAATCAGACGGGACTACTGTTGAAGTTACGGGATTTGCACTTGATAATACAAATAATTTTACAACGGGTGCAACGTTTAATACCGGTAACGGTATTATAACAGGAACACGTAATGGAGGTGATACATGGACTGTAGATATTGATGGTAGGTATTTACCACTAGATGGTGGTACTATTTCAAGTAGTAACACATATAGTTTAAAGTTAGAAAATACCACAAATGGAAGTGGAGCTGGTATCGAGTTTAGTGACAATCCTAATGGTGGTACACAAAGAGGTTATATTACACACTACCATTCAGACGGAGGATCTTATGGTTCTGGTGCGTCTATAGTGTTATCAACAAATCAATCCACAATGACAATACTTGCCGATGGTAAGTTAATGTACAAAGAAGGTATATACTCCAAACCGGCGACAGGTACAGGTGCGGGTACAAGAAAAGATACTAATTGGGATACCGCATATGGATGGGGTGACCACTCACAAGTTGGATATATTACAGGATTTACAAATACAAATGAATTTACAACAGGTGCGACATTTAACACAGGTAACGGTATTATTACATTCACTAGAAATAATGGTGGAGATACGTTCAATGTCGATTTAGATGGTAGATACGCACTAAGTTCACATAATCATGACGATAGATATTTCCAAGATAATAAAGGAAGTATAAGTTTAACAGGTGGTAATCCGTTTGATGATTCTAAGACAGAAACCAGAGTTACGGGTAGTGGAAGTTATGTCATAAATTACACGGGAGCGAGTGCACACCTATTTTCAAGTAATGTAGGTGGTTCAGCTTCTATGTTTCAGATAGGTGCACACTATAACGGATCGGATTTTTACATGAGGACCAGAACGGACGGTTCAACATGGCAAACATGGAAACAATTATGGCACAGTGGTGATTTTAGTTCAACTAACATCTCACAATGGAATACAGCATACGGATGGGGAGATCATTCAGTAGCGGGATACACAGGTGACCAAGACTTAAGTGGTTATTTATTAAACACTACAGATACGTTCACAGGATCATTGACTGTCAATGGAGATATAAGGGGTGCGGGACAACACTTAATATTGAATGCTGGTGAATCTTACGCTTACGCTACGGGACAAGGAAATGAATATGTTTATGTTAATGCAGAACAAGGTCTTGAGGTTAATTCAGAAACAGGTAATTGGTCAGGTGGATGGGCGGCAAGAAAAACCGCACTACTTAGAGGGGATTTACTTAGGTTAGATGGGGAAGACCTCACCAAAACTAATATCCAAAACTTTAAAACCGCATATGGATGGGGTGACCATTCTACTGAAGGGTATGTGAAAAATGACGAGTATACAACAGGTGCCACATTTAATAGTGGTAATGGTATAATCACATTTACAAGAAATGATGGTGACACATATACGGTTGATATTGATGGTAGGTATGCACCAACAGCACATAACCATAAATTCTTATTAGGATCTACCTCAAATGAAGGTAGTGGTGGGTTGCAAAATTGGAATTCTCAGGAGAGTACTTTGGATTTAAACCCAACTACAGATTGGTACACCTCTTTAAGAATTGGACATGGTGACCCTGTAACATATTACAGTAATACCTTAGCCATTCAAATGACAGGTGGTGACTTGGGTAGAATCTATACAAGAACTGTATCTAACGGAACTAAGCAGTCTTGGAGAAAGTACTGGCACGATGGGGACTTTTCAAGTTCTAATATTAGTAATTGGAACACAGCGTATGGATGGGGTGACCATTCAACAGAAGGGTACATTAAAGGTTTTACAGATACTAATGATTACACTACAGGTGTCACTTTTAACAATAGTTCAGGTACCCTTGAATTCACAAGAAATGATGGAGGTACTTACAGTGTAAGTTTAGCATCAACCCTATTAGACGTTACTGTAACGGGTGGTACATATAACAGTGGTAATCAGATACTAACCTTAACCAAATCAAACGGAAGTACCGTAGATGTTTCAGGGTTTGCGGTTGATACTGTTAAACATACAACAGGTGCAACATTCAATAGTGGTAATGGTATTGTTACTTTCACTAAAAACGATTCAACAACATATACGGTTGATATCGACGGAAGATATTTAACTTCAGAATCTAACAGTTTCTTGGGTGATGGTGGATCTGCAAGTACTCACCCTGGTACAAATAGGGTAATATTTACAGGTCAAATAAGTGCAGGTTCAGGGGTATTAGGAATGCCAACCGTAGATAATTCAAATGCATTCTTAAATATTAATAGACACTCAGGTGAATACAATAGTCAATTAGGATTTAGTTCTAATGGTAATATATATTATAGAAAATTCAGTAATGCGGCGATAAACTCATCTCAAGCATGGTTACAAGTTTATCATTCGGGTAATTTTGCTGACAATTCATCTAATTGGAATACCGCATATGGATGGGGAGACCACTCAGCGGCAGGATATGCATCAGGTGACTTCCTACTAAAATCCGGTGGAACTATGAGTGGTGCCATTAACATGAACGGTAGTGGTATTAATATGGTTAATGGTTCAATAAGTAATGTTAACCATATTACAATTGCAGACCCAGGACCAACAGAAGGTATTGAATGGTTAGGTGGTAATGGGTTTAGGATTGTTGAATCACCAAACGACTTAACAACAAACAGTGGTGGTAATTTACAATTCGTTAAATCAAGTACAAGAATATTAACTTTAGGGTCAAATGGTCAGTCAGAATTTACTGATAAACTAACGTTGACATCATCCACATCGGGATCAACAATATTCGATATCCAAGGTACAAGTGGTCAGTTATTCTCAATTACAGATGATTTAACAGGTGATTTATTTGCCGTCTCTGATTCGTCAGGTGTTCCAATTTTTAATGTTAATGCAAGTGGTGCTATTACTATTGACCCACTTGGTTCATTATACGTTGGAAACAATAAAGTAATTAACGGAAGTGGTAATATTGAGTTTGATGGACCTGTAACCACATCCAACCAAGGTAGAGGTATCTATTGGACAGGTTATGATAAAGAAGGTACCACAGATTCCTCAGATACCGCACATATATTACACACAAGTAATAGTGGTGGATTGGTAGGTTCTGTCATTGAGATTAAATCACATAACGATGCGACTGATGGTGTTAACTTTGTGGTTAATGGTAACAGTGCGGTTAGAATCAATGGTAACATTGTGGTTCACGCAGGTAACTATACTTCATACCAAGAACACCCAACGATTACCGCGGCTACTTCTTCAGATAACTCGGGTAGAACATATATACAAGACATCTTATTAGATGGTAACGGACACGTTACGGGTGTTACGACAGCAACAGAGACAGTTACCGATAGTGGAAATGATAATGATATAGATTACATAAGTGGAGCTACGTTTGATGATACTACAGGTGTAATTACAGGTACAGGAACAGGTAATGCTGGATTTACTGTCGATATTGATGGTAGGTATTTAATCACTGAAACTTATACAGCACACGATAATATTAGTGCGGCCACATCTTCTAACAATAGTGGTAGAACGTATGTTCAAGACATTTTAGTAGATGGTAACGGACACGTTACGGGTATAACTACGGCTACAGAAACAGTCACCGATAGTGGAAATGATAATTACTTTCTTGATGGATTAAGTTTCGATACTGGTACTGGTGTTCTTACGGCGAGTGTCGACGGAGCGGCCGTTCAGACAGTTGATTTAGACGGTAGGTATTTAGGAATAGGAGACAAGGCGGCAGATTCTGATTTACTTGATGGTTTAGACCTTCATACGGGACGTAACAATGAGGCAAATAAAGTAGTACGTACAGATGCAAACGGTTATATCCAAGCTGGTTGGATTAATACAACATCGGGAGCGAACGGTGCTTCAGATACCATAAGTAGAATTTACGCGTCGGGAGATGGTTATATTAGATATTATAGTAAGGCCGACTTCATTAGTCAATTAGGTTTAATTACTACAGGTAATATTGGTTCACAATCTGTAAATTATGCAACAACGGCAGGATCGGCAGATAATATTGATGGTATTGCATTTAGAAACACAAATTCAACTGCAGCGATTAATGCGGACTCCTTAAATAGTGCGGGTATCACATACTACACAGGTGGTGTGACAAACTTCTCAGGTAACGCAACTGACGGAGCTCTTTACTCACAAGTGTATAGTTCATCATGGCAACATCAAATTGCGGGTGACTATAGAAGTGGACGAATTGCGGTTAGAGGTAAAAATAATAATACTTGGCAATCTTGGAAAAAGATACCGGCAGTTAATGTTTCCACATTCAGTAATGTGGGTACCGTTACTTTTACCCATGGTTTAGGAACCGACAACGTGATTGTACAGGTATATGATAGTAATGGTGATTTATTTTTCCCTTCGGCAATAAATTCTTTAAATGGGGTGGTTGTGGTTAAATTTGAAACAAGTAGATCAGGAAGAGTAGTCGTAACAGGATAAAAAAGAGTTAAATGATTAGAGAAAACGTAATAGTTAGTGGTTCACTTGACGTGAGTGGACAATTTATCATACCAAGGGGTAGTAGAGGGGAAAGACCCACTTCACCTGAGACAGGTTCTATGTACTTAGAAGAATCTACAAGTGGTAGTTTCGTTGTTACATACACTGGTTCATCTAATTATGATGATGGTTGGGAACCCGTGGGTTCACAAGATACTGACAGAACAGGATTCAAATACAGACAAATAATAAACTATTCATATTTGGCAGGTGGATATAAGTCAGGTTCACCTTGGAAGAATGTACATAAAACAATTAACGCAACTGACCAAACATCTCACTTAGGTGAGTTATTAGATTATCCCGCAAATTATACCTCAGGGGCGTGTAGTAAAACTAAATTATTTCTTTGGTCAACAAATACGGATGGTGCTCATAAAGGTGCAACTAACATACACTCAACACATACATCAGGTATTGATATGGTGAATGAAACAACATACACCCACCAATCTAAATGGGATTTATTAAATGCGAGAGATGATTGTGGTACCCTATTTAAAGAAACGGAGTTTGCGTATGTTTTTGGTGGATCTGTAGCAACAGTTGAGAAATTCAATTTAACAAATGAAACAATGTATACCACTTATTATCCAGGTGGGTCACCTTATGTTACAACAACATTATCCATTACGAGTACATTAGGTTCTTCAGGGTTTTCTGATGAAAACTATGGTTATGGGTATGGTTCTCAAAGTGGAAACAAATGTCACTTTGCTACTGATGTGTTCGAGACAAGGGCATCCTCATGGGCATCTAGTGGGCAACAGAAAGGGATAAGTTCTAAAGTTGGTAAAGGTTATTGTGGAAATGAAGGTACATATAATGGAGGTTACAATTTAAGAAGGTGGGACGTTTTCACTGAAACTAATATTGGTAATGTTCCTAAACCACATGCAAATTGTGGAGAAGAGAATTTCACATTAGGACAAGACCATCAATACATGTTAGCAACATACGATGGTACAGGTCAAACAAATACAAGTTGGAAATTCTCATATACGACAGATACGGGTACGGTAAATCCTGCAGGGTTAGCACCAGGTGTTAACGCAGGTGCATCATCAGGACATTGTGGTTGGAGAAATTAACTATTTATAGATATGATATTTGAAAATTTAGAAATTAGTGGATCATTAAGAGGACAAGGACCTACAAGACCTCCTTCAGGTTTGAAGGCGAGTAGACCATCTTCACCAGAAAACGGGTCCCTATATTTGGAAATGACAACCTCAGGTAGTTTTGATAATAGTTTCTTGATGGTTTATACAGGTAACGGAAACGATGGTGGATGGGAAAGAATTTCAAATCAAAGTAATTTTGGTAAAACGAGTTTCAAGTACAATCAGATAATAAATTATTCATATCTAGCCGGTGGTTACAAATCAAGTTCACCTTGGAAGAACGTACACAAAACGGTTAATTCAACAGATCAGACAACTCACTTAGGTGAGTTATTGGATTATCCTGCATCATATACCTCAGGAGCATGTAGTAGAACTATTTTCTACGTATGGTCTGTTAATAATGATGGTGCATGGAAGAGTGCGGGTAATGTACATGGTACAACCACATCAGCGGTAAATATGATAACTGACACCAACTATGCACATACTGCGGCGATGGATACAACTATATCAAGAAGTGATTTAGGTACTATGCATAAAGAAACTGATATGGCATACCTTTTTAGTGGTGGTTCAGCAACCGTGGAGTTATTTAACTTAACCACGGAATCTTTACATACCGCATATACATTAACAACAATAAACGGTAGTGACGGTGGTTCCGCATTTTCAGATGAACTTCATGGTTATGGTTGGACTTCAAGTGCTGGTGTTAAACTAAACTTCGCAACTGAAACATTTGCAACCTCGGATCGTTGGGGTAATCACTCACAACAGAAAGGGATTAGTTCTAAAGTTGGTAAAGGTTATGCTGGTAATGAAGGTTCATATAGTGGAGGTTACAACTTGAGAAGATGGAGTAATCAAACAGACACAAATATTGGTAACGTCGTGAAACCTGACGGAAATTGTGGTGAAGAAAACTTTACTATGGGTCAGGATTGGCAGTATATGTTAGGTAATTATAATGGTTTACAAAATAATAATTCGTGGAAATTCACGTACGCAACAGACACAGGAACTACAAGTGTTACAGGTTTAAATCCCGCGGTAAACCCGGGGACTTCCTCTGGACATTGTGGTTGGAGAGAATAAAATAAAAAGAATATGATATACGAAAATATGTCCGTTAGTGGTTCACTTAAAGTGGACAGAGTCACTGCAAGACCACCAAAAGGTGTTAAGTCACAGAGACCGTCGAACCCATTATCTGGTTCTCTATTCTTAGAAGAATCATCCGAACACACAAATTACCTTATGGTTTATACTGGTGTTTCAAATATAGAAAATGGTTGGGAACGAATATCGGCACAACAGAATGAAGGAACTAACTTTAAGTACAGACAAATAATTAATTATTCGTATATGGCTGGTGGTTACAAATCAAGTTCACCTTGGAAGAATGTACACAAGGCAACCAACGCAACCGATCAGACAACTCACATTGGTGAGTTATTAGATTACCCTGCAAACTATACTTCAGGTGCGTGTAGTAAATCTATATTTTATATGTGGTCCGTAAACACCGATAGTGCACACAAAGGACCAACAACCCTACATAGTAACACAACTTCGGCGGTTAACATGATGACCGATACTAATTACGCACACCAATCTAACCACGACTTACAATATAGTAGGTCCGATTGTGGAACCATGTGGAAAGAACATGAGTTTGCTTGGATTTTTGCGGGTAACAGAACTGAGGTAGATAAATTTAATTTAAGTAATGAAACGACAATAACAAACTACGGGGTAACCTCGATAAGTAGTAGTGGTGGTGCGAGTTCTTTTTGTAATGAAACCCATGGATATGGATGGAGTACAAGTAGTATAAAAATGGAATTCTCTACGGAGACTATATCAAGTTCATCAAGTTCATGGTCAGCACACGGACAACAAAAAGGTATTGCATCTAAAGTTGGTAAGGGTTATGCCGGTAATGAGGGATCTTACCAAGGTGGTTACAATTTGAGAAGATGGGATACATCTACAGATACCAATATTGGTAATATTTCTAAGTTAAGATCTAATTGTGGTGAAGAGAATTTCGCAATGGGACAGGATTGGCAATACATGTTAGGTTGTTATGGTAGTAGTCTTCAAAATAACGATAGTTGGAAGATGTATTATCAGACAGACACAGGTGTTTTAAATCCAGCGGGTCTTCCACCGGCAGTAAATGCGGGAACGTCTTCAGGACATTGTGCTTGGAGAGAATAATACCATTTTACACTTTATTTAATACTTTTTTATACTTATATTATAGTAAAAATTTGATTATATGCAAGACTTTAAATACGAAAGAAATGGTGTCGACACTAAACTCATAGAAATTGCGGAACAGGTGTCGTTCGCACTACCAAGATATAAGGCAGAAACTTTTGTTGGGGGAGCACAAATAACCCCATATGCAAAACTAAAACAGTGGTTACTAGAACTTAGAGGTCGTGAAGATGCGGTGGAACATTTAGAGTACACTGTACAAAAACAAGATTTAGAAATACAGATACAAGAGGAGAGTAAAGAATTTCTTACTGATCCGAAAAGAAAACAATTGGTTGATCTTAATATTGCCGATATGAGGATTGATCTTAGAAAGTTTAAAAGAAACCTAAAGGACGCATATATCGAGAGACAAGGGTTTGTTGATCTAATAAAAGATTTCTTAGATACCGATGACGCCAAACTACCTGACGGATCTAACTTAATAGATGTCATTGGTAATAAAGATTTAGAAGATAAATTTGAACATGAGTATTGGACAGTCAGAATGGCAAAACAAGCCATGTTAGATATGATATCGTATGGTAGAGTGGGTACAGGTAATTTAGACTCTATTTTAATGATGTCGGCCGAACAACAGAAACAAGTTTTATCACTTGCTTCCTCTTACACAGTATTTATAGATAAGAACATTAATCAACTAATGTCTAACGCGACCACAAATAGTTTCTCAATCGAAGAATCGTTGAGAAATCAACTTAAGTTGGGTAAGGCAGATAAACCTGATACTGAAAAACTTTTATAATGAGACATATTATTTTTAAAATAACTGGTGAAATACCTGGATACATCAGAGTTGTTGGATCCTACATGAATTATTACTACGGTCGTATTGAAGATATATATGATGACATGAGATTAGATTTGGATAAGTTTAATGCGTCTGTCATAACTGAGGAAGTTGGAAAAGGTTTTATTTTTGCGGACATATATAAAAGTTATGTAAGTATAAGAACAAATTCATCAATGATGGATGAGGTACCTGTTTTAGCTGAGTCTTCAGAAACTGAAGAAGAAAAAGTTAAATACACACTTACAGATGAGGACAAACAATTGGGTGTTGATTTTAATAAGGCGGTTCTTCTAAAGGTTATTTCAGATAGATTCTTTACGAGGTATAAAGATCTTATGGTTGATGCGTCTGATTTAGAGAAAGATACGTGGGAGGAACAGAAGAGAGAGGCGTTCGCATATCAAGAGAACAGTAACTACTCGACACCTGTGATAGACATACTTTCAAGTGGTAGGGGTATCGACAAACAGGTATTGGTGGATAAGATTATATCTAATGTTACGACATATAACACAAAATTAGCAACACTACTTCTTGAACAACAACTTTTAGAAACAAAAGTTAAAAATTGTAACACCATAGCAGATTGTCACAGAGTAAGACATGAGAAATTTGGTGTAGGTATGAGTAGACAACAAAAGATTGATGAGGAAATTGAGACAACCCCACTGACACTGAAGATAGATTTCTAAAAATAACTAAATGAATTTAGCAATAAATGGTACATGTGCTAAAGGTTGTTCGTTCTGTTTTACAAAAGAAGATGCAAGACTAAAACACACTCTTGGTGAAATGTCAATAGAAAAGGTTGGTGAACTACTTGACCACTTTGACGTAAAAGGTTCTAGAGAAGAGGTTACCATTTTAGGTGGTGAACCGACACAACATTCAAACTTTATTGGACTAATGGATTATATAATCTCTAGAGGTTATAAAGTTAATCTTGTAAGCAACTTATTATTTGGTAAGAGAACATTAGATTACATAACCACTAATATAAGACATATTCAATGGGTCCTACCTAATGGTGCGGAGTTAGATGAAAAGAATAGATTAAATCTATTTAAAAAGAATTATCTATCACTCTACACGGCGTATGCCAATACGTGGGGTTTTGAAGAAAATCCAAGATTATTCATTGCACTAACACTATCGTCAGATTGGAAAGAAAGAAAAATGTATGATTACATAAAATGGTTGTACCATGCATTAGATGGTAAACTAAATGCAATAAGGTTAGGTTTAGATCTAACAGGTACCTATCTAATTAATAATAAGGAGATGGGTAAGGAGGTTACCAAGATACTTAAATTTGGGATGTACAACAATATAAGGGTTACATCTGATTGTCAAGTACCACCATGTTTATGGGAGGGTAAAACAAAAGAATCAATTATACAAAACTCATTCGACTTCGCTACTTTTAAAGTAAAAGGGTACGATAAGATATGTGGGTTTATGCCATTAGATATTTTTCCTGATGGTTCATCTATTCATTGTTATCCTTTACAAGATAAAGTTAA